TGTAGATAAAGTCTGAATGTACTACAAACTCTTGGAAGGTCATACCATATTTAAGGGTATCTATAGATTCTTTATTATACTTACTGCGATAGACTAAGTAGAAGCTCCACTCAGTCTCATCTATAGTACTGCACTTCTTTATTGCTTCGTTTACTTTGAAGAGTCTGACGGTATCAGGTTGATTAGCTTGCTCACCCATTGGGGAGTCGTACCGTCTTTGGGAAAAAAATCTGGAAAGTTCTCCTTCAGACAGAACTCTAATAGCTCTAATAGTTCGGAGTAATTAGCAGAGAAGAACTCGTCAAAGTCTACTGCTGCGCCATCTACTCTTAGTTCTCTTGTAAAGTCTAAGATAAGGGCTTCTACATCTAACTGGTCTACGCTTTCTACAATAGTCATAGCTAAGTCTGAGAATGTCTTAGGCGCTCCATGCATAAACTCGTCATGCTTGAAACCGTCTAGAGTACCTCCGAAGATGGGGATCAGAACTTTAGATAACTGCTGAATAACTTTGATGCCCTTTAAAGCACCAAGCTTACGAATTTGGAATGATTTACCATTGATTTTCTTTTCTGAATTAAATTTACTTGCTGCCTGTTGTACTGGATTACTCATAAACCCTCCTAAGGTTTAAGGGGCTTTCGCCCCCTATTAATATCAAGCTTCTAAATCTTTGACTTTGATTTTAAAAGTTTCTTCTACTGTAGATAATGCAGCTGCTACTCTTGCAGCTCGACCTGCTGATAAACCTACCTCAGGGATAGTGTCTGCGTAGTCGATACGATCTGCGAACCATACCCAAGCTCTGTTAGTAGAGTCATCACCTAAAGACATACTAGGCGCAGTCATAATGTGTGCTGCTCTTACATAACATAAGAAGCCACCTGACTTATCTCGAATACTCATGTCTAGCCTAATTAAGTCATCGGATGCGTCTTGTGCAAGCTGGACTGCTGATAAAACTTTGTTAGTGTCTGACTGCTGTAAGAATGTACAAGTGATTGTACCTGTCTTATCTACAATCTTAGTGTGTGATGGATCACCATAAGCGCCAATCTTAGTTTGACTGTTACCCTGATTTCGGACTGCTTCGATAAACGTACCATCTGCTACACCGTCTAGGACTACTCCACCCCAGACAATCTCTACTGCAAGAGGGCTATATACGGCTAAATTACTCATTTATTTTTCCTTCTTAACCTAATGAAATTACTAGAGTGCCGTTAATAGGCCCGACTGCATCAATGCTACCAGTCAACTCCGCTTTGAAAGTACCACTCTGATAGATACCTGCTTCTTTATCTGCTAGTGAAACTTTATCTACAGAGGGGAAGATAACGAACTTCTCAAACCCTGCATTAATAAACCCTCGAACAACATACCTAGAAAGAGTGTTCTTACAAGTGTTAGCCAACTGAGTAATACCAGAGTTAGTGTAAGGAATTTTACCGCCTTGTTGATTGATCAGTAACGAGTTGTAAGCTACCTCTAAATCACTCTCTAAATTATCTCGACCATGAATAGCATCAATACGACTTCCTGAAGCTGTCCTGCCTCCACGTAGTACATTGTTACCACCAATGTTAGATACAAAGGAAACATTTCTAGAAGCTAAGAAGCCTTTCTCAGTAGTCGTTAAACTATTACCTGTTGATAAACTCTTACTCAAAGGTAAAGATACTTTTAGGTTAGTCCATGACACTGATCCAGCTGGGTAGACAGAATTAAGTGAAGCGTAGTACAACTCTGGGAAAGTAGTTTCAGCTTGATCACTAAACAGCGGAACTGTTCTAGACTCTCCATTATCCTTAATCTTACCAAAGGTGTCTGTAGCTGCTCCTGATACGTAAGTGGATAAGACTGATACGCGAGAAAGAGATACAAAGTATTGCTTCTTACGGGCTTCTACAGCGTCACTCATGCCTAGTACAAAAGCCTCTGTATGGTCTTCAGCGGTTACAAAGTAAAAGTCTGAGTCAGCGTCTTCTACAGCTTGTAAAACCTCAGCAGCACTCTCAGCAGAGACATAAGTGTCTTTTAATTCAGAAGATAAACTCTTTATAAAGTAAGTGTCTGAGGCTGAAGCTTCTGTAATAACTACTGTAGAGCCAGCTACGAGAGTATCTACTAGTGGGCCTATGTTAGCGTCTCCTTCAATAGCTGCTGCAATGGCTGTAGCTACAGCTTCTGAGTCTGCTGATCCAGTGATGTTAATGTTTAAGGTATGTGTATCAACACCATCTGAGGCTACAAAAACTAGGCTAGCTTTCTGTGAACCACTTGTCACTGTTAAGGTTAAGTCTGCTTCTCGTCTACCTAGCTTTATAACTGATGGGCTTGGTGATGTAGAGAATGCTTGCTCTAAAGCTGCGTATGTTGGGCTATTCAAAGGGATATCTTCAGAGACATCTCCAATATTACTGTAAGCGCGAACTCGTTCTTTAAAGTATCTACTTGATGAAATGAATATAGGGATACCGAAACCATCCGCAGACACTCCACTATCTTGTAATGAGATGTTTACTATGCTTAAATCTCTATGTGTTGCCATTTGAAACTCCTGTGTTCTATTATGGTCTAGTTAGGAACATCTACGTTGATCTTGCTAATTGTAGAGTCTGGTTGGGTTAAATCTCCCTCTACACTTACTGTTTCAATAGTGTAAGGATTTTCGTCTATGATGCAGTCAATTACAGAAATGTTTAAAGTAAATCTTGCTTTTTCACTGAAGTCATTAGTCATAAGGTTACTAGCAAAACTCACCTCTGACATGCTCTTCAATTCTCCACCAAGAGTATCACTTATAGCCTGTTTGCCTAAGCTGCCTCTTAATCTTTTGTTTAACTCTTGTGCTATACCTAAAGCATTACCTTCTTGGTTAGACTCAACTTGAATTAAAAATGTATAATTACCTGCAAACTCCTCTACGAATTTTGTCCCATCTTCTAAGTAACTATTAAGTACTTGTTCACCTTCTGAGAAGATGTTTAAGTGGTCTATGACAATGAAGGGAAAGTTATTTCTTGGCGCTTTACTTCTTAATGGAAACACCGCTGGAACTGTTGAACCGCTTTGTTTTATAGTTGTAAGTCTATGCCCTATTCTTGCAGACACTACTTTTATTAAATCTACTACGTAATCATTAGGACTCTTCATTTTTTGTCATTCCGTATAAATATACATCTGTAATGATCTGACTTAAGCCCATTGCCAATCCATCCTGCTACGTTGTGTGCTTTAAAAGTCCTACCTTTAATCTCTATCTCGTCAGCTTTTTGATTTAGGAACTCGTCATCTTCTAGCAACTCTGTCTTAGTTAAGACTAAGTAAGCATCTCTAGCAGATATTCCCTCTGGCAAAAGCCTAACGTCTTGGCCTCTGTTTATAGGTTGTAAGGAACACTTAAAAGATATTGGTGTGTAAGATCCTTTGATCCAATTAAAGCTTGCATCAAACTCCCCACCGTTCTCTTTGTACCTTCTGGCTACCAAGGAAGTCTTTCTAAGTAGTCTCATTAAAAGCCCCTTATAGATAAGTTTGAAGAAGTTCTAAAAGACCAAGCGTCTCTTAATTCACCTGTGTCAACTAGAGGAGTGTCATTGCCACCCTTTAGTGCGATTGTCATAGGTGCGTTACTTGGGACTTCAGGAGAAACTACACCAAACAAACTCTTAGCCGTATTAGCAATCCTAGCACCAGACTTGTTAAGGTAAGTATCTAAGTTTTCCCCAGTAAACAGAAAGTTCTTAATCTCTTTACGGTTTATCTTGGAGTTAGATACTACGTTAAAAGCACTCTGCCTTAGGTGTCTCTGAGGAACTCCAAAGCCGAACTCATGGTTTTGCATTAGAGTTGTGTATGGTATCCCTATTGTGCTATGTATACCTTGCTCTATAAAGTAGCCACTCTGAACACTTGCAGCTTTAAGAGCCTTGATCTTCTCGATCATTTTGTCTATGTTTCTAGTTTTTCTTATAACTCTAGTTTTTATCATAGTAAGGGTTATCCAGATCCCAAGTGAGTTCATCGTGGTCAGCTGTGAACCCAGTCTTAATCCCTAACGTGTTGTTGTCAGAGTTAATGTTATTATTGTCAATATCTATTAAAGAAATGCCACCTCCATAAGGTACAGGGCTTCTTAATCCCGATAAGGAAGGATTTTCTATAAATTCTTTTAGCCACTCAAGGTACTGTTTAAATGTTTCATTTCCATACACCTCTACTTGGTCTGTTATTTCACGAGTGTTACTTGTAAACTTTGCTAAGACTTTCTTAGCCACTTCCACAGAAGTTAAGACTTCATTTTGATTCATAGCAGTGTAGTAGTAGATATACCACGCATCAGACATATATTCATTGTCAATGTCTGTGTCTCCTATGTTCATCCTCACCCTGTCTAAAGGGTTGTTAGGGTCATTAGTATAAGACATTTAATCTCCTAAGGATAAAAAGAAAGGAGACCCTCTAAGAGAGCCTCCTTATTATTACTAGTCTGAACTAACTACTGATACGATAGAGTTAGGCTTAGTACAGAAGTACAGCTTAGACATCTCCATCTGTAGATCAATATACTCATCACGAGGATCAGCATACTCATAGGCGTAGATACTTTGACCAATCTTGTTGGCTGTGCTAATCTTGTTAGCCGTACCGTTATAGCCTCGGAACAAGTCACGTACACCTTTAGCAACAGCTGTACCAGTACTCAACTCGAACGACTTCTCAGTAGTCCCATCTGGCAAGTTAAAGTCAGCGTCATAAGAGATAAATCGAACGCCACGATGTTCTACAACATCAGAGATACCCCAAGTCATGTAGTTACTTAAGTCATCACGTAGGCGCTGGTTGCCTGAGTTCTGATACTGGTTATACACTTCACGGAACTTAGGATGGCTGATAAGTTTATCGAAGAACTGAGAGTCTACATAGAAGTCTACACCTTGGATTGCTCCACCAGTTTTAACGTTCTTTGCAATGTGACGTTTAACTTCAAGTATCTTATCGTCAATGTTTGTAGTCGCTGTGCCTAACTTGAAGTCTACTTCTTTCTGGGTGATACCAAACTGAGCAAACATGTTAGCCATGACACGACCATCAGGAGTCTTAAAGATACCCTTCATAGCTTGTAACTGCATATACTCGTCAGTCTGATCCGCTGTCAAACGCATGTCAGTAAGTTTCTCTAAACGTACTCGCGCTAGGCTCTCTTCTGTGTTACCTTCACCGTTAGGCGCTCTCCAACCTTGAATGTCTTCTGGAAGGATCTGATCGCTGTGCTTGAAGTAACTAAGAGGCAAACTAAACGTATCTAGTTGACGATCTTTGTTGTAAGTTGACTCTTTGCTACCACGTTGAGCTTGAGGTAAAAGAGTAATGTTGTGAGAGTTTTTATCAAAGATGATTGCATCTTGTGATGTACCCTTGACGTTATACAGATTCTGACTCTTAACGAAACCGTATTGGTTCTCAATCTCGTTGATTTCATCTGTCCAGTCAACCATTTGGTTCGGGTTTTCAATACTACGTACTACTGCCATTTTTGTTATCCTTTATTTGATTTAATTAAACTTGTTTACGAACTAAAATACCAAGACCTTCGAGAACTACGTATAGAGCAAGCTTCTCAGCATCTGTATTAATATCAGAAGCGAACTTTAAAGCTCCATCTGCTACAATAGCTGGGCCTCGAACTAAAACAGCAGCTACTACATCTACAGTACCTGTCTTAGGGCGTAGTGTGTAAATGGTAGGCTCTACTAAAACACCATCCGCATTTGCTGTAGTGGCTTGTGTTACTAAGACACCCTTACCACCGACTGTACGTAACACATCTCCGATAGAAGATGTTGGAGTCAAAGTTACAGTACGGGCTTCGCGGCAGTAACCATGTGATGCGCCATATTCACACTTAAGTAAATTACCTAGCTTCATCTCTCTTGTTGCAATTGCACTCATTTATTTATTCCTTACTTAGTTTTTTTGTTTGATTGGATTAGAGCCATAACAGAACTCATCTCAGGGACTTCAGTTTTACCTTCAGCGCCAATACCTAACTCATTAAAAGCTTCTGTATTATCTTCCGCTTTATAGGATGCTTGATAACCTTTTAGGATAGACCCAAAGTTCTCTGTATTTAAGCCTTTGGTAGCTAAGAATACAGAAAGAGCTGCGTCTTCTGATAAGACTTCAGAGAGGCTTGTCTTTCGTGCTGAAAGTTCTTTGGTCTCGTTATCTTCTTGAAGAGATGCTAAGGAAGCTTTAACTTCACCTAAGCTCGCGGTTAGTTGAGATACTTCAAGCGCACTGGCTGTCAAAGTTTCTGTTAGTGTAGATACTTGAGAGAGAGCTGCTTCTTTATCTGCCATTGCTACTGCAAGTGACTTATTAAGTTCTTCTGTTGTCATGTCTGTTGTTTCCTCTTTTTTATTAAAAATGTTTAGAGACTTTATACTCATATTGTTATCTCCTGCTTCTTGGATATCTGCAAGGTATTCTGCAAACTGATTTCTAGTCATGATTTTGTCTATAAAACCAATTTCCAGAGCCTTATCAGCCGAGAAAACTTTTGCTTGGGTAGACCTTACAGCCTCTTTCTCTATGTCCCGCATACTAGATACGTGGGTTAAGAAATCTTCATACAGACTATTTATGCTCATTTGTAAATCGTCTATAAAACTCTTTGAGAAGCTTCCGTCTTTATCGTAAGGGATTTTAGAATCTCCTGCGTATACATACGTAGTGCTAACTCCGTCCTTCTTATCTTTTTCTGATGTGTTTCTTAGTTGAGATACTACACCTACACTACCTACTTGAGACTGAGGATTTGATATGATCTCATCAGCTCCTATTGATAGTGCGTAAGCTGCTGAGGCAGACATTCCATCTACGTAAGCAATAGTCTTTACGCCAGCTGCTTTAGTTATACTCTTAAACTCTTCAGCTGTTTCAAATGCTCCGTAAGCTTGACCACCTCCTGAGTTGACATCTAAAACTATTGTAGTGAACCCTTCTGAGATAGCTTGACGAGCCATGCCTAAAATACCTTGGTAGCTAGACATACCGCACATTGCGTCCATCCAAGTCTCTTCGTATGTCAAAGCTCCCATTACAGGTATTAAAGCTATAGAGCCTTCTCCAAGAGATCCATCAGATCCTTTAGCCTGTAAATCTCCTCTGATGGATAGCTCGTTGCCTCTATCGTTTAAGTAAGATACAATATCCTCTAACTGAGTTTGTGTACTAAGCAAGGGCGTGTTGTAAATGTACTTGTTCATTAATCTTGGTGTTTTGTTAGACATAATCTATGTTGTCCTTGTTAAGAATTTTCAGTGTTAGACGTAGACTTATCATCTCCTCCAGCCTCTGTACTAGTGCCTTCACCAGCAGTTTTTAGTCCGTCTCCAGACCTTGAAGTGGCCTCAGGAAATAACTTCTCAAACTCTGCGTCTGACATATCTAAGAATCTGTCTGGGTTAGTAAAACCAGCTCTCTTAGCTACCTCTGAAACTGTTTGCTTATCCCTAGGTAGATACCCTACAGATCCTACACGTTGAACAAGCTTAGAGAATATATCTAAATCTTCTTCATCTAAATCTTCGTAGACTACAGTGGCTCTAACAGTGTCTGTCCAACCATTCATCTCATATGTTTGCTTTACAAGGTCTTGGTTGATTACACCAGCTATCTCTTTAAGCCTAGATTCTATGTTTACCGCGACTATGTTAGTCTTAGCACCCGCTAGTGAGAAACTACCGTGAGAGTCTTGACCTAACTTAAGAATGTCTGCAAACAACGCTGTTAGGATCTTATCGTCATAACGTTTAATAATTTTGTCTGTGTCTTGAGACTGACCTCCTTTAGAAGACATCAATTCAAACTCTACAATCTTCTTGCCTGCGTCATTGTACATAAGAGGGTATATGATAGTCCCTTGCTCATTGTTCTGAATGTTACGCATGATGTTCTTGTAGTAATCGTATACAGCTGCGTCCTCAGGAGTAGCGTCTGGAGACATATACTTAGGATGTAGACCTAAGACAGGCATTCCTTCGAGGTTTCTCTGTACCCCTATAGCTTCCCTTTCCTCTATAACCGTTCGTATCTTGTAGGGTACGTAGCAAGCGTTTAAAGGGCTATTACCAATCGGATTATCTCTCTTAGCATTATATCTAAAGAGTAAGAACTTGTTACGAGGTATCTTAAGTCCTTCAGGGTCTTTGTCAGCAGAGTTAAAATAAAAGTTGAACCTGTCTGAGGATGAACTGTTAACTCTGTTTAAATCTTGATATACGTGAGTTAGTGTACGACCATCTTTAGACCACTTCCATTGCGCTAGTGTGTCCTGTGAGCGAATACCTAACTTCTTCCACCCTATTAGATTGTCTTCATACTTAGACCCTTTACTAAGAGTTCTACGTCTAAATACTTTCTCATGAACACTAAACCCGTAGGTTAGGTAAGAGAGTATTTCTTTTATAAAGTCTTCCCAGCTATGTTCCATGTCATGCATACACTGACGAATAAACTCTGTTCTTTGTTTCTGGACAGTTGTAGCATTCTCAGGCTCTTTGACATGCCAATTGACTTTAGCTATCATCATCTCTATAAGAGATACTCCAGCGTATATCATGGGGTCATTCATCATGGTCTTGTAGGTTTTAGCAACCTGAGGCCATTGTAGTTCTTTCTTAACCTGCTCTCTTACAGATTTATCTATAGTAGCAAGTCCTATTGTGCCAATCTCTCCCATACGTACTGAAGGAGGATCGCCAGAACCAGCTTTTAATTTTACATCTTCTTCTTCTGCCAAGATTCGCTCCTTAGACTATAAATGGGTTAACTCTTTTAAATTCTGGTAGCACAAAGGTTGGGATATTTTCTTCTTTAGCTAAATAGTTGAACGCTGTAGCACATGTATCAGGCCAATCATCTTTGCGCTGTCTTGTAGACCTTTCCTCTGAGAATGCTTCGTTTTCTTTGTAAAACATCTCTAGGGTTTGTCTATCTGGAAAAGAACTCTCTACTATGTTAATTAACCCAGCTCCACACGCTGAACTAAAAGGAGAGTACTTAATAACTTTAGATTTGTTAGTAGGCATTGGGTCTGCTTTTACTATAAAGCCTTCTACGATGAGTTGTCTTGCTGAGGACTGATACTCAGTGTTACCAGCAGCCCCTACATCGACTGGGAGGATAACTTTACAGTCCTTGCCATCCCAAGAACATTGCTGTAGGATGATTGCATCTCTTTGGGCTGGCTTCTTCCTAAACCTACCCTTGTACAAACCACCCTTCTCTTCATTGCTTGGGCAGAAGTCACCAACTATAGTAAAAGTGCCATCCTGCATTTTAATCATCTTAATACTAGCGGTAAAGTCTGGAAACATTTCTTTTTCCGAAGGCTCTGATGAGGCTTTATCCCAAGCTCTCACAGTTATACCCTCTGGGACTTTATCTAGTTTGTTTAAATCGTTTCTATCAAAGTAACCACTTCCCTCAGCTCTTGCAAACCAGTTGCCATGTAGCAGCCTTGCCCTCTCAACTTCTGGAAGAGACTGTAGCTCTGCTAGGTAGTTAGGGTTTTGATCTATAAGGATCTGGTTATCAAATATTGTACTGCCTAAGAATGTGAAGCTCTTAGGAGGAACGTAGACTTTTTCTTTAGTGTTTCTATTGTAGACATACACTAGATGGGGAAACTTCTCGTTTAACTCTTCTCTGGACTCTGCAAAAACAGGCTGTCCTTCAACAGTTACAAAGTATAAAAGCTTTCCTGCCATCTCTTCGTTAAAATAGCCATCTTCATCTAAGAAAGGCATTACCCATTTAAGAACCCAAGAATCTGCTTCGGGGTTCATCGAGGCCATTACGAAAGAGCTAACCTCAGACTTAGATCTCAATCGAGATAGTAAGTAAGAAAACTGAGTCTCTGTAAAGTGTGTAAGCTCATCGAATAAGATTGCAGAGTAAGCCAGTCCTTGATGTTCTAGTTTAGTCTTCTCATATTCCAAGTGATGAAACTTAGCTTTAGCCCCTGAAGGGAACTTAGCTTCTAACTTAGAGTCAACACACTTAGCTCCAAAGTCCATATACAGGTCTTTAGCATTTTCCCATAGACCACCTTGACCTTTTATCTGAGTTGTGTTTCTTCTAAAATATATTGCGTCAAAATAAGGGTCTTCCATATACCTGAGCATTCTCATAAGTAATGTGAAAGACTTCGCTGATCCAGCTGATCCTCCACAGAATATTACGTCTGCATCTAGGTTTAAAGCTAACTCTTGTTTACCCTTTTGAGGGGCTACTACTACTGATTCGTTACTCATTGCCCCTCCTTATATTAGGTATTTTTAAAATAGTTCTTTATCATCTGACTAGCTTGCTCTGTAGTAGTTTCACCAGCCTCTTCTCCGAATACTAGTAAGTAGTCAGCCTCAAATATTTCTTTATCTTCGTCCGTATAAAACATGCACCATAACGAGAAGTATATAGTGTGATACATCTCATTAAACAACCAAGACTCCCCAGTAAGAACTCTAGGGGTCGCTGCTGTCATAAATTCGGCTGCTTGTCTTATTGATAGCAACACTGCTGAAGGTCTATCCGTCTCAGCTAGTTCATGATCAAAGAGAAGCACTTCTTCAACTCCAACCAATAACTCAGCAGGAGGACAATGGCAATGTACTCTGTTGACTCCATCGTGCGGAGCGCCAACCATAGAAGGCCACTGTTTATACCACTCTAACGCAGGGTTAGTAATGGCAGTTTGTTCACTTATCATTGACCACTTCATTGCGATACCTCCGCAATCTCCAAGACTTTTCTAAACGAGAGCTTTGACAGAGTAACACCTAATTGATACGCCCCCCCTTCAAAATAGACTCTTTGGGAAAAACTTCCATCAGATGTGTATAGCTCAGTAGGAGCCAAATTATCACCGCCAAATAAAAATACATCATTTCCAGACCTAATTCTTTGGGTAGAGGGAGATACTGGGCTATCTAATGAATAGGAAGCCAACATTCTAACACCCTCAGGAATTACTTTTCCTTGTGCTATTTGTGAGTTTGAAGCTAGCTGAGTTGTTGTATATGTATTATTCCCGTTATCTGTCCAAGCATCACCAATAGACAAACTTTCTAAGTTTATAAAATTAAACGTATCTACCCAACCATAATCGTCACTAGCAGTAAACTCTGAACCAGCATTGTTGAGATTAACTGCTGTCAACCCTGTACCTCCGGCAACTTTGTTTATAACTGCTGGAGCTTCTGCTGTGTATTGCTTATCCAAAGGGGCATCAATAACTAAAGCACCTTCGTTATGGACTCTAAAATCAGCAAGATAACCAGTAAATCCACCGCCGTTATTAGACGCTTCTACACCCACACTAAATTTAAGTAAGCTTGTCATGTCCGGAAAATTTGATATAGAACTATTAAAATCTACATCTATTACGCCGTTTACTGTTAATGTTAATCTTTCTGTTGATGCCACATATTTTAAAATTAACGTATTAAGTTTATTATTTAAAATTACAGTATTTCCAGTAAACCCTATGCCTGTATTACTATACAGTCTAGCGGTATTGTTAGGAGAGAAATTACTTGTACCTAAATTAAAAACTTTAAAGTTAGTGTCTTGTATTGTTATTAGTTTTGTGTCGCGTTGAGGTAAGCCCGCGATTTTAATTTCCCACTCCCAATTACCTGCAAATGATGGAGGTATGTCCACTTCATAACGCTGTGAACCACTACCTAGAAGCGGTGTAAAAAACCTACTAACATCTGCTACGATAGCCTCAGTAAAGCTATTGCTTGATATCCCGTAAGTTATAGCTGCGAGTTCCCCAGTTCCTACTCTTAGTCCGTAAGTTAAAGAAGCTAATGTTCCAATGCCTATTTTTAAACTAGGATTTAACTCTACCATGTATCACCCCTGAACACTTAGCTCTAGTTTTTTGCCTAGAGTCTCTGGCCTTACCCATATCTCTCCAGAATCTGCGGATACGTTAATAATAGATAGTCCAGCAAAACTTGGGGGATATAAGCGAAGAAAATTACCTGCATTTATGTCTGGTTTAGAACCTGACTCAGATACGTAAACTACTCCCGTATGGTTGTTCTGAAGAGTAAAAGCATCTCCTACAGTCACTGAGGATGCACTGTTAACACTTACCCAATCGGATGCTTCTTGAGATACATTGTTATAGGTGGTCATTTATTTAGTACCTTCTGTTTTTTCTACGCTTCTTGAGATGTGTCCCCACTTACCTTGAAAGGTAGCGAGTAGTTTGCTGAAGCTCTTACGTTTGTCGAATAGGGACTCTTCAATACCTTCAAAAGAACTTGCGTACTTAATTAGATCTGCTTTAGCTTCTGCCTCTGAGCCTGATGCAGCTAGCATTGCCTTAGCTAATGTAAAGTCTGGAGCTGCTACTGGAGAAAACTCAGCTGTAGGCTCTTCTGACACTTCTTCTTTATCAGAGACTTCTGAAAGAGACTGTAGCTCTGCTACGTAGCTAGGGTTCTGATCTATAAGGGTCTGGTTATCACCTTCTAAGCTTGTACCAATAATCTTATCATCAACTAAGTCTTCTACTGTAGCTGGCTTATAGGCTAAGAGATAAGTGCCTAATCCCATTGCGTGTGTTGAATGAATACATACATCGTTTCCTTTCTGAGTAAGCTCTACGACTTTAGCTACTAAGCCATAATCACCTGTTAGTCCGTAAACTGTTTCTTTTGTTAAGTCTTTCATACTGTCTCCTGTCTTCTTGTTAATGGATACTTCTAGCTTCCAGAAGACTTAAAAACTGCCTTAGGGAATTGTTTAACTTCACCTTTGGTTACAGCTTTAGATTCTTTAGGAGTCTTAGGCAATCTCGCTAAGTCTTCTTTTGATAAGAACTTCTTCAAGTCGATCAACATTACCAGATACTTAGTCTTCTGAGCATCTGTAAGTTTAAGCTTTTCATCTTCTGGATCTATAGTTATCTTATTTGACAACCAGACAACCATCTCTTGAAGGCTCATGCCTGAGGCCATAGCCTTTGATATTTCATCTTGTGGGTTTACTTTATTTCTTGAATTTCTTGGTCTACCTTCTGAATTTCCTGACTGACCTTTGATGAAGGGCATAGCCACCTCTCCTAAATAAGTTGTGAGAATAAAAATAACAGACCAGACCAACTAGGAGGAGAGTTGCTGTTAAGAACTAGGTTCAATCTGTTTAATAGCTAGGGCTTGGGGAGTCCTATAACAAGTATCACTTTTATAAGAGTTGCTCTGTAGTGATAGCTACACATGGGAGTGTAGTCTTGGGAAAGTGGTTGCCTACACGATTTGAGCTTCCTAAGGAGAGGCTTGGTAGACGTATTAATTTGGTTCTCCACGACTAGGATCGAACTAGTAACCTGCCGATTATGAGTCGGATGCTCTAACCAATTGAGCTACGGGAGATTGGTGCTTAAGGAAAGATTCGAACTTACGGCCTTCCCCGTACAAAGGGGCTGCTCTGCCAAACTGAGCTACTTAAGCAATACCAAGAGGGGAGCTTATTAGCCGCGTTCTCTTAGTTGTATTTGGAGCGTCCTATCAGATTCGAACTGATGACAAGTTGTGTGGAAAACAAAAGCTCTACCAGACTGAGCTAAGAACGCTTTATTTAGTTTACTCTATGATTATAACACGATAAAGTAAACCTTGCAAGCACTTTCTTTAGTATTCGCTACTTTTCGCTGAGGTGATACCACCTTCGAGGTTTCCACATACAAATTCATGGTCTTCAGCATAAGACCCATCTTCGAAAGCTGCTGTCTTACAAATGTTGCAAGTATCTTCATCAGAACCGTCAGACTTCTTTTGAAGCATCTCCGTTCTAAACATCTTACGATTACATATAATACATCTACTCATAGAGTACTCCTTAGTTGTTTTTTAAAATTACATAGCCTTTGTATCCAGTGTTTTGCATTACGGATTGATGTACGCAAGAGGGATTAAAGTTTTTAGACCTAGACCAAGAGTTTAAGTTGTCAGTTAAGTACATTTCTCCAGAAGGGTATCTAATACTATAACCTCCCTTGCTGGAGTGATTTCCTAGGTAATCTATAGAGTGTCTAGTGTTTTCTGAGTAAGTACACCACTCTAGATTTCCCACTTCATTATTATGTTTATTTCCGTCTAAGTGGTTTACACACCTACTTCCCTCTGGATTAGGTATAAAAGTTTCAGCAACTACTCTATGGACACTAACAGTCTTACTTTTTCCTTCATTGTTTTTTGCGAATATCCTTGGGTATCCTAAATAACAGCTATTTATCTCACCAGAAACTTTGGTATAGTAGAGTACGGACGTGGAACCAAACTTTTTACTCTTTATCCTCCTAATAAAGCCTAAAGAACTTACTTCTAGGTTTTTAAACCCTTCGACTACTTCCCATAGATGACCTTCGGGTTCAAAAGAATTTACATTTTCCCTAAAACAGAGAAACTCTAAGTAGTTTTTAATGTCTTTCAAGAACCCTACACTTATGCACTTTTTCTTAAGTATAGAACCTACATTTTGTTTAGAGCAATTAAAATGTTTTCCTAAAGCCTCTAGAGTGTGTATTTTATTTTTAAGGCATAATCTTATGATCTCTTCTTTTTCCATTACTTTTAGTTTCACTAACTTCTCCTTATCCTCTACTCTATTTTATAAGTATAACAGCTATAATCGATCTTGTATACTACTTTATGCATATTTATGAAAATAAAGTTATATAGGCTCTTAAGAGATCCTTTTAAGAGTAGAAATAGAATTGAACGATAGTGAGAAGAAAGAAGGAATGTAAAGTAAACTAACGTTAGTTAGTAGTATATCTAAAGGATACTCTTAATAGTAACTCTTAATATATATACTCTTTAAGAATACTCTTAAGGGGTTTCCTTAGGATCAGTATAACGTTGATCTAAAAACCTGTCAAGGGCTATTTACATCTATTTGTTAAATAGTTAGTTCTATGCCTTAGGAGGTACTCTTAAGAGGGTTTATAAAGGTTATTCTTAATAAGTGTTGACACCTTGAGTAGAGAATGCAATAATACTCATCAAGTTATTTAATCAGGTTGTTAGGAGAAGTTATGAGAGAGATACTAGAGATGTATGGTTACAACGAGTTTGAATCCAAGGTGTACCTTGAAGATGGAAACCATAGCATAAATGTACAGGGGGCAGGTTCTTACTTAGAAAGCC